ATCGTTGCCAACGTCCACCCAGCCATGTGCGGCGGTGAGTTCTCTCCGTTCTTCAACGACAAGAACCGTGAGCGCATCCTTCGAGGAACGTTTGACTCATACTACGCCGAAGCTCCTGAGGTGGTGTTTGACACCAATCGCTCCTGGACAGGTCGTCTCGCGCTGTTAAAGGCTCTCTACCCGCAATCAAAGATGATCTGTTGCGTGCGAGAGCTGAGCTGGATCGTCGACAGCATCGAACGTCTCCTGATCAAGAACCCTCTGCAGTTGACCTACATGTTCAACTACAAGCCAGGTAACTCCGTCTACTCTCGAACCGAAGCTCTCATGAACTCGGAAGCTGGTGTCATCGGAGCAGCATGGAGCACGTTGAACGAAGCCTGGTTCGGTCCTGACTCCGATCGCTTGATCATCGTCCCCTACGAGAACCTCGTGAAGAACCCGACCAGCGTCATCAACAAGTTGTACGCGGAGCTCGGTGAACAACCCTTTGTTCATGACTTCAACAACGTCTCCTACACGGAGAATGACTACGATGACCACATCGGAATGCCTGGTCTCCATGTCGTCAAGAAGAAGGTCGAGTACAAGGAGCGGAAGCCGGTCATCCCGGTTGACCTCTTCAACAAGTACATCTCTACGGCCTTCTGGAACACTCCGGAACACAACCTCAACAACGTAAAGGTGCTGAAGTGAGCGAATGCTACTGGTTTACAGGACTGTCAGGAGCTGGGAAGACTACCCTAGCGATCGCGTTTCAGAAGAAGCTAAAGTCTCGAGGAGTAACAACCGTCATCCTCGACGGTGACCAGCTCCGTGACGGCGTCAACAAGGGTCTAGGCTTCTCGAGAGAAGATCGGGCTGAGAACGTTCGTCGAATCGCCTCGGTAGCCAAGCTCCTAGCTGATCAAGGGGTCACAGTCCTGGTAAGCGCGATCTCTCCCTATGCCGATGACCGAGAAGTTGCTCGTGACATGTTTGAGCCAGGGAAATTCATCGAGATCTTCGTGAAGACTCCGTTCGCTACATGTGAAGCTCGTGACACGAAGGGTCTGTACAAGAAAGCAAGAGCTGGGTTGATCACTCACTTTACGGGCATCGATGACCCTTATGAGGAGCCTCTCAGCTCAGATGTAGAGGTCATCATGTTCACCGAGAACCGAAGCGTGCCTGAGTGCGTTGAAACCCTTTATCAATACTACCTGGACAACTAACATGAGAGAATTTCGCCTCTACTCCTTCGTAAACTTTTACCTGAACTCGATCTCACAGGGAATCCAGACTGCCCATGCAGTCCATGAGATGTTCATGAAGTACAACCCGCTGTATGGTGGCGTTTCAGCTGAAGCTTCACGCCTGCATGAGTGGGCAAAGAACCACAAGACGATCATCGTCCTAAACGGTGGTATGAACTCCGACATCGTCTCCAAGAAGATGTTCTTTGAGACAGAGGGGAAGAAGCTGACGTTTCCTACTCCGTTTGCCCACTTTCAAGAAGATGAGCAGTCACTCGGGGGAGTGATCACTTGTGTGGCTGCCGTGATCTCGAACGACATCTACGAAGCCGTGAGCTATGACAAAGCTGCGGTACTGGTTACCTCTGATGTAGAAAGAGCAAAGCTCGGAGACAATGAACCGCTGTCCTCCGGTGGGTCCTTGATGCACTATGACACCAGCGCCTACTTCTATGTGGTAGATGGAGTAGTGTTGAACAGATACCGTCGAGATACTGCTGAGTGGCTGTTGATCAGCATGCTCAAGTCTTGCTCTCTCGCACGATGAACCTTGACCATTCAGGAATGCGGCTCATCCGAGCTGCTCTTAGTGGTCGATGCTTTGATGCTGTTGCTCTGCTTGATGACCAAAAGTTCCTAGCTGACGTCATCCTCAAAGCTACCGAGTACTACTCAAACTCAGAGCTCAACCATGACTCACGTACCAAGGATGAGATCGGACTGTCCACCCTCATCGGAGAGCTAGGTGAACATGCTATCATTGATCTCTGTCGTCAAGCTGGGTTAGCCGCAGTTCACAATGACGAAGCGATCACCGGTGAATTCGGTTGGGACGTGATGATCGAGGGTCTCAAGGGAGAGATCAAGTTCCAGGGTGAAGGAATCAAGGATGATCCCAAGGAGTTCTTCGGATTCAGCAGTTCAGCTAAGGATCTCACGATGCGGCAGAGCTGGCGTAACCTTGACTTCATCATCGCCTTCTACCTGAAGGAAGAAGGTACCTTGGTAGTTCCCTGGTTACTCCTCCGAAGCGAAGCGATCGATCCGGACAAGCAACTCTACGTCGAGTCACAGTACAACTCAGGCTACTTCCTGAAGATGGGAAAAGCTCGACACTTCTATGAATTTCTCAACGTCACCCCAAAAGAGTTTACAGCATAGTCAAACTGTGTTATAATTACTCATTCCACCATACAACGGCGAGAAGATGACCAAAACGATCGAACAAAAGTACAAGAAGCTCTCAGACGTTGAACATGCCTTGATCCGCCCTGGACGTTACATCGGCTCGGTCAAGCCCCACACTGCTGAGATGTGGGTAGTAGGTGATGAAAAGAAGATGGTCTCTCAAGAGATCACCTACAACCCAGGCCTCATCAAGCTGTTCGATGAGGTGATCTCGAACTCCGTTGACCACTCCAAGCGCCCCGAGGGAAAGCACCTCGACACTATCAAGGTGGAGATCGACCGTGCTACCGGAGAGATCAGCGTCATGGACAACGGCGGCATCCCGGTCATCAACCACAAGGAGTACGGTGAGTACGTTCCTACGTTGATCTTCGGCTACCTCCGCTCGGGCTCAAACTTCGATGACACCGAGGACTCTACCGGCACTGGACAGAACGGTGAAGGTGCTTCTCTGACCAACATCTTCTCTACCTCCTTCACGGTAGAGACCTCCGACTGCAAGAAGAAGTTCAAGCAGACCTGGTCAAAGAACATGACCGAGAAGACCGTCGCGAAGATCTCCGACGGAAACGGCAAGGGCTTCACGAAGATCTCCTACGTCCCTGACTATGCTCACATCGAGACGTCTCTCGATGACGGTAACTACACCAAGATGGTGAAGCGCGTCTATGACGTCGCCGGCTGCAACCCCAAGCTGAAGATCTACCTCAACGGTGAGCACATCAAGATCAGCTCCTTCAAGGACTACATCGCGCTGTACACCGACAAGTTCGAGTATGATGACAACGGTAACTGGCAGATCGGAGTAGCTGCGTCCGATGACGGCTTCTCTCACGTCTCGTTCGTCAACACGACCGACACGATCCAGGGCGGTACTCACCTCTACTACGTCTGGTACCAGATCGCGACTCAACTGCGTGAGTACATCCAGAAGAAGCACAAGATCGACGTCAAGCAGACCGAGATCCAGAACCACATGAGGGTGTTCATCAACGCGACGATCGTTCGTCCGCGCTATGACTCTCAGACCAAGGAGACGTTGATCACCGAGGTCAAGGACTACAAGACGAGCTGGGTATGCTCAGAGAAGTTCATCAAGCGCGTCGTTGATGCAGGCATCGTTGATCGCGTTCTGCTCTGGGCTGAAGCCAAGGCCAAGGCTGAAGAGATGCGTCAACTGCGTGAGCTGAGCAAGGACATCGACAAGGGGAACCCTCGTCGCGTGGACAAGTTCTCGGACGCCATGGAGGACAATGACCGCCACCTCTGTGAGCTCTACCTCACGGAAGGTGACTCTGCTCGCAAGTCGATCCACGAAGCTCGCGGTAAGAATCCCTACATCGGATCGTTCGCTCTGAAGGGAAAGCCGCTGAACGTCATGGACGTTGACCTTCGCAAGGTGATCGGCAGCAAGTCAACCGATGACGTGGGAAACAACGAGATCAAGAGCATCCTGAAGATCACCGGCCTAAAGATCGGCGTCAAGGTGAAGAGCGTTAGAGATCTTCGCTTCGGCAAGATCGTGATCCTCTCCGACCAGGACTTGGACGGCTTCCACGTCTCCTCGTTGCTGATCAACTTCTTCGCGTACTTCTGGCCAGAGCTGTTCGAGCTAGGCATCATCTACCGCATGACGACTCCGTTGGTGATCGCCCACGTCAAGGGCAAGGACATCGACTTCTTGACCGATGAATCTTACGAGCAGTGGGCGCTGACTGCCCCGAAGCATGAAGCTGCTCGCTTCAAGGGTCTCGGAACCTTCACCACCGCGCGCTTCAAGAAGATCATCGAGAAGCGTGAGTCCTACCTCGTCCGCATCGGTAAGCTGGAGGATGCTGACTTTGCTGGGATCAACCTCGCGTTCAAGGGCAGTCAAGCTGATGAACGCAAGGATTGGCTGACCGGTGTAAACTACTTCAGCAACTTCGATGAATGATCCAGAGATCATCGTGTATCCACCTGTCACAGGTGAGGTACAGCGGCCCGTGGCAGTGAAGTGGGTAGTGAAGTACCAGCTCGTTCACAAGGTACGCACTCTCGTGGGAAACTACGGCTTAGTGTACGGTTTCAAGGAGCCAAGATGAGAGAGTACAATAGAGAGAACTACTGGTTCTTTGACTCGTTCGGTCAAAAAGTAGGATTCGTCGGTGACATGGTCATGGTACTAGATTCAACAGACGAAAGAATCTTCATCTTACCCAACGGTAGAATCGCATGAGATACTTAAGACGACCCAAGATGAGACACCTTCATCGGAGAGCAGGCTTTGAGAGGCGGATCGCCATCAAGCTTTGGCTCAAGGTGAAGTACGTGGCTCTTCCCTACCTTGAATACTACGGAGGAGGAGTTCACTTCGAGAGGTCAAAGACTCCCAAGCTTGATCGCAACTGGATCAAGTACAGCTACTTTCAACGAAAGATCAGGATCAAGAGGATCTTCATGATGAAGAAGATGCTCAACGGAGGGCGTAAGAATGTGGATGCTTGAAACTTTTGGCTACATCGTGGGCTCTTGGATCATCGGGTTTCTAATCCTAGCAGCCTGCGGTTACTACGACAAACCTTGACGGTACACGTCTTCTTCGTTTCCGCGCTTAAGGTAACCTATTCCACTTTTGGCAGAGACGGTACCAGACTTACGTCTTTGTTTACAAACTGGTAAGATCGTGATATAATAACTCATCGTTAAAATTGAGAAAGAAAAGATGGCTAAAGAACTGCTCGACTTTGGACTGAACTCTGCCAAGCTGGTAGAGATCACCGCCCATGACTTCTTCAATGACTCTCTTCGTCTCTACAGCGCGCACAGCAACGTTCGCGGCATTCCGTTCATCGGTGACGGCTTCAAGGAAGCACAGCGCAAGGCTCTCTGGGGAATGCTTGACCGAGGTGAATCTGCCGGGTTGATCTCCGTGGAGCGAGTCTCTGCTAGCTGCGCTGCTTGTACTGACTATCACCACGGCATCGGCTCCATGCAGGGCACGATCGCGGGACTCGCGCAGAACTTTGCAGGGAGCAACAACGTGAACTTCCTCGTCCCCGAGGGACAGTTCGGTTCACGTCGCTCACACAGTACCTCGGCTGCTCGCTACATCATGACCAAGATGCATGACAACTTCCGCAAGATCTTCAGGAAGGAAGATGACATCATCCTCGAGCAGAAGATCGCCGGTGACCTCAAGATCGAGCCGAAGTACTTCATCCCACTGTTGCCTGTAGTGCTGTTGAACGGTGCCGAGGGCATGGGAACTGGACATGCTACTCACATCTTCTCCTACAAGCCTGATGACCTCAAGCACGCGATCATCAAGTTGATCGACGGTAAAGAGCTCAAGGACCATGAGTTGGTACCTTGGTGGAGTGACTTCCACGGCAAGGTTGAACGTGACAAGACGAACGGCCAGGTCAAGGTCTCAGGAGACTTCTCCGTTACCAACAGCACCGAGATTCGCGTTACCGAGCTGCCGGTCGGCGTCCAGTCAGACAAGTATGAGGAGATCATCTTCAAGCTTGAAGATCAAGATAAGGTCAAGAGCTTCAAGAACGCCTCCGATGACAACGGCTTTGAGTTCATCCTCAAGGTGCCTCGCACCACGACGTTCCTCGAGCGTGAAGAGCTGATGAAGCTGCTGAAGCTTGAGTCTCGTGACACGGAGAACTTGACCGTGTGGAACCCAGACGGCGTGATCGAGAAGTATACCTCCGTCGAGAAGCTCCTCGCTGACTTCGTGCAGTGGCGCTTAGGTCGCTATGAGGATCGCCGTCAGAAACAGATGCAGATCACTCGTGACCAGATCGCTTGGTTGGAAGAGGTGATTCGCTTCATCGAGTTCTATCTGGAGCATGCTCAAGAGTTCCGCAACACCAGCAAGAAGACGATCATCGACCTCTTGATCGCAAACAAGTTTACTCAACCTGACCGCCTCGGCTCGATGGCGATCTGGTCTCTGACCAAGGACAACGCCGATGAGCAGCTGAAGAAGCTTGAAGCTGAGAAGAAGAAGTTAGCCCTGCTTGAGGTCGACACTCCGACGAAGATGTACAAGCGTGAGTTGTCAGAGTTAAAGCTGTAACCACAAAGTCCTGTAGTCAATTGCACTTTTATTGATATACGATACTATATCAATAAATTTTAAGTAGCTCATGAATCATGCTTAGTGAACACTCTGCTCATCATCTTTACTCTGTACGGGTACACCCTCTCACCTGAGATCGGAATCAACTTCCCCACAGAAGCAGAGTGTACCGTACACCTCAAGGACTATACCGCGTTAGCTCACAATCGTAAGGCCATCTGCATTGACCCCAAGGGTGAGAAGGTGTCAGGTTTTCTGACTACCGCACAGATCAAGAAGCTTGGACTTCAAGACGAGCTCTTGTACCTAGGTGAGAAGCACAACTTTATCTTGATGAAACCCAAACACGAGGAACTAAAATGAAGCTTGATGCCAACACGATCGAGTCACTCAAGAACCGCCGAGATCTTCTCGCGAAGGAAGTTGCTAAGCTCAAGGCGACAGCAGCTCACCTCTACCTGCAACACGTCACCGGGTTGTACCACCCAGACGAGTACAACGCTGCCGTCACTGCTCTCGCGAGCCGACAGTCTGAGCTGACGATGGTCAACAGCTTCTTGCGCGGAGAAGAAGATGTTTAACTTCTTCAACACCCTCTTCATCTTGGTCTTCGTCGCAGCTCTCATCTGGGCCTTCAGAGACAGCGTGAGTTCCTCGATCATGAAGTCCAAGTACGGAGTCAATGCTTCAGGTAGCAGTCCTCTAATCTTCAACCTCGCCGCGGCAGCTCTCTTGGCTTGGTTTTGTCTCGTGGGAGCAGGTGAATGCCTCTACGAGTTCTTCTCGATGATCTACAACTTCTTATGATCTCAAACCCAATCGTAGGCATCCACGGGCCTCTAAACGGTGGAAAAGACACCATCGCTGACTACCTGATCTGGATGGGCAAACCCATCTCATTCCAACCCCAGTACAAGCGCTATGCTTTTGCGAAACCTCTCAAGGATGCCTGTAAGGTGCTCTTTGGCTTCTCAGATGCACAGCTTGAAGATCGAGTCTTGAAGGAAGCTGTTGACCCGTTCTGGGGCTTTACTCCTCGCAAGGCCATGCAGCACCTAGGCACCGAGTACGGACGTGACCTCCTTCGCAAGGACATCTGGATCAAGCGAGCTGAGCTTGAGGTGAAGAACAACCTTGAACAAGGTCTCAAGACGGTGATCACCGACGTTCGCTTTCAAAATGAAGCTGACTGGATCCGAGCTCAACCCAACTCGATGCTCATCTTCATCGAGGTTCCAAACTTGGTGCGTGATGAAAAGTATCAACATGCATCAGAAGCCGGCATCACTCGTGAGCCTACCGACATGTTAGTAGTCAATGACAAGTCACTGGGTCTCCGCAACCTCTACGACCAACTGGACAAGTTCCTATGAAACTACTCTTCTCTCTGCTTCTTCTCCTCGCTTCACTGTCAGCTAACGCCAACACGATCGATGACCAGTGCGGTCAGTTGGTCTACAAGTCTGCACCTGTAGTCAACGCTGACCTCTACATCTGTCACAAGGAATATGCGGTGGCTTACTCCTACAAGAGCAAGAATCCCATCTACACGACAGAACACCTGATCTCGTCTCACATCGGGAACATCGCTCGGACGAATGACTTTCGGGTTGACCCGGCTGTGCCTGTAGAGTATCAAGATTCTCCCAAGAACTACTACCACTCAGGTACTGCCTGCAACGGCGGTCGCTGTGACCAAGGCCACATGACTCCTGACCAGGACTTCAGTGCTGATGAGCAAGCAACTCATGAGTCTTTCTTCATGACCAACATGGTACCGCAGAACTTCAAGAACAACGAGGTCATCTGGCGTATGATGGAGATGATGATTCGTCAGTACGTGCTCTTACATGATCACGGAGTCTACGTCATCACCGGACCGGTCTACAAGACAGCTCAACCTGCTACTCTCGGGGCCGGTAAGGTCTGGATCCCTGACTACCTCTTCAAGGTAGTGATCGACGCTGATACCGGGAAGTCGATCGCCTTCTACATGCCGAACGCCCCTGAGTCTTACCTCCCGCAGTTCGTGACTAACTTGGCGACGATCGAGGCTGCTACCGGCATCAAGTTTGATGACTCTCTTAACAAGAACACCGTTGCTAACTTCGCTGACTGGGGTAAGGTTCCCAAGAAAAAGCCGTGATGCCTGAACAAAGGTGTTTACTTTCTAGAAGCACATGATATAATTCACCTATCTTAATCGGTAGGTGAACTATGACATACATCGGCTTACGCTCGGATCTGCCCTTCCCGATCCTCACCAATGACATCCTGCTTCGCCAGGCAGTCGCTCACAAACCTGAAATTCGCTTCATGGAGCAGCCAAACGGTACCGTCGTTTGCTCCTACCTCATCTCCTGTGACGGAACCTTCGATGATCCCTACTCTCGCGAAGCTCGCGGAGTAGTCTTTGACCGTCGCGGTTCCATCATCGCTCGTCCGCTCCACAAGTTCAGCAACCTGAACCAAAACCCAGAGAATATGTACCATGCTCTGGACTGGTCAAAGGTTGCTCGCGTCATGGACAAGCGTGACGGTTCGATGATCCACACCGTGAAGTGGCTCCACGGAATGTCCTCCTTCCACCCTGATGCTGACTTTACCTTCAAGTCAAAGAAGTCCTATGACTCTGACGTAGCAAAGTCTGCTCGTGAGTACATCTTCAACTCTCACCTTTCTCTCAAGCGCTCTCAGATCGATGCCTTGCGCTTCGAAGATTATCTCTCGGTTGACTTCTATGACAAGAGAGCCCACGTCTTGATGGACATCACCAAGCTTGACTTCGAGGACAACTCGATCGGCGAGATCCTAGCTTCCCACGTCTTTGAGCACCTCAACCCCTACCACGCCTTCGACATTCTGGTAAACTGGTTCAGAGTCTTGGACAATGCTCGAAGCGTTCCTGACTACGTCGGCTTCTGCAACTCTTGCATCGCTCATGAACAGACCGCGATCTTCGAGTGGACCTCCCCGGTTGCTCGCATCGTCTTGGCTTATCCAAAGGATGAGCTGAAGTTGTTGCACGTTCGTGACAACGTTACCGGTGACTACAAGAAGCGCTCGTTCCTCGATGACCTCGCACGGAAGTACAACATCCCGATGGTCGATGACCGGGATGATCTGGTTGACATGCTCAAGACCGAGGAGGGAGTTCTTCGCTACATCGAGGAAACCGAGGGCGTCGAGGGCATCGTCGTGCAGTTCGAGAACGGTGACATGGTCAAGATCAAGACCAAGTGGTACATGGAGCGTCACCACGCGATGACCTTCGTCCGCGAGCGTGACATCGCCGAGATGGCTCTGAATGAAACTCTGGATGACCTCAAGGCGTTCTACGTCGGTGAGAAGATCGACATCACCGAGATAAACGAGATCGAGACTCGCGTAGTAGCCGAGATCGACAAGCTCATCTGGGAAGTCAATCGTGTCGTGGGCTCTGCGGGTCTGATGGATCGCAAGGCCCTGGCGATGAAGTACAGCGCTCAAGGTGAAAATCACCCCTTGTTCAAGCTGATCATGCACAAGTGGGAAGGCAAGGACCCTGACTACAAGGGCTTCTACGAGCGGAACTATCTGCACTTGATTCCGCTGCGTCAACTGAACCTCTTGCAAACTACCGCGGAGACTGACGAATGAGCAGAAGCATCTACTTTTGGCACGGCGCATCGACGGTTCTTGAGAAGAAGATCGCCAAGTTCTGGTTCATCGCTTTGCTTCTAATCCTGACTGCTTGGTTCGTCTTGAGCGGTTGGGATGCCATTGAAAAGAAATCTACAGGAGAACAAGAATGATCGAGCACAAGAAGTTCGTTTGCGCAGATGCCCTACATTTTCAAGAGCTTCATCCCTTTGTAGTAAGTACCGTAGCTTAAGGTATTTCTTAGAGAGTTATAGATGATGCCTCTTTCATTACACCAAGTTCGTAGCTTATCAACCGTTATGGTTGATTCTCCTGATTCGAATTCTATTTGCCAAGATTTAACATTTGGTGACTCTCTGCCTTTACATGCTTCGGAAATCTTTTGCTTATGTTCTGGTGAAATTGCTCTACCTGATTGTGCTTTAGACATTCGTTCTTTAGCTTCAGTTGATCGTTTCTTGCCAATATTCGCAAGAGATAATTTTAGCTTATGCTCATCAGATATTGGTCCAGTTGGAGCTCGTTCATATGAACGACCTGCCCTTGCTGCTGATAACTTTTTGCAATGTTCTTCTGTAAACTTGACCCCAAGTTTTGCGAGAGACATTTTAGCTTTTGTCTCTTCTGAGATATTCCCTTTCTTACCATACAATCGTAAGTTTGTGAGAGGACCTCGAGAAACTCCTTCAATTATAGCTCTTGTTCCTATTTGCTTGATAAGATTTGTTTCAAGATCAGTTGATTCATCTTTGGAAAGATTTTCTTCGATAGTTAAGATGTATGGTGTGAAATTATCTGTCAATATCTCTTTTATTCGATTAGTCTTATGTGAAACTTTCTCTTCTTTAAGGTGGTCAAATTTTCGAGAGTTTTTACCCTCACCTACATAGAAAGGCTCAAAGTAAAAAGCAAGCTCAGAAGTTTTCCAAATTCCTGATTTGCGAGGGTCAAGATAGACATAAACGTAGTAATTTTTCATAATCGTATTTATACGATAAATTCATAAGTGCTTAATAACTGAATAAATAGCTGGAGAAATCATGACAATAGAAAAACGAACCTTTGTTTGTAGTGATGCGGTAAACAACAATAATAAATTTTGGGAATACTCCTATGACACCGACACCGAGATGTGCACGGTGATCTACGGCCGAGTGGGAAAGACCCGCAACGAGGATGATCCCAAGCCCATGACTCGCTCTGAGCTTGACAAGGTAATCCGCACCAAGCTCAAGGGTTCAGGCAAGGAGGGAACACCCTCTTACAAGCCACCGTACCGCGAGATCGCGATCCTCGCCGAGTCAGTTCCCACTGCGCCTACCGGTCCGTCTCTTGCCAAGGAAGTCGTTCGTGAAGCTGCCAAGAAGCAGCTGGGTGGCGGTAACTCCGAGCTGTCCAAGCTGATCGAGCGCCTCGTTGAAGCTAACCGACATGAGTTGGTGAAGGCTTCCGGTGGTCAGATGGACATTGACCTGAAGACCGGCATCATCTCTACTCCCATCGGCGTGATCACCAAGGACACGATCAAGCAAGCTCGCTCTGCGCTTGACAACTTGGCTCCGTTCGTCTCTGCCAAGACCTTCGATGACAAGGGTTTCATCAGTAACTTGAACACCTACCTGATGCTGGTGCCTCAAACAGTGGGACATGCTCGCGGCTGGCACAAGAGCTTCTTCTCCACTCACAACACGCTGACTCGTCAGAACACTCTGCTTGACCAACTGGATGCCTCTGCTGACCTCGCCGAAGCTCGCGTTACCGCAGCCAAGGACACCGCGGTACAGACTACCCTGGCTGACACTCCGAACATCTTCAACGCTGACCTCAAGGTCGTCTCCAATGCTGCTTTGATCAAGAAGATCGAGACGATGTTCTTCGAGAGCATCAACCAGAAGCATGAGTCACGCAACATGAAGCCCGTTCGCTTCTACGAGGTAAACATGCCTGACCGCAAGGCTGCTTTTGACACCGACGGTGCTAAGCTGCCGAACATTCAGATGCTGTGGCACGGAACCCGAATCTTCAACGTCCTGTCGATCTTGAAGTCAGGCCTCTTCTGCCCTCCGAAGTCAGGCTCCTTCCACGTGACCGGTCGCATGTTCGGTGACGGCATCTACGGGTCTGACCAGTCAACCAAGGCCTTGAACTATGCTCGTGGCTACTGGGACGGCGGTCCTCGTGATAAGAACTGCTTCATGTTCCTCGTTGACTTCGCCATGGGTAAGCACTACACTCCTCACGGATCTTATGAGACGCTGCCGAAGTCAGGCTACGACTCTACCTTCGCCGAGGCTTCCAAGTCCGGTGTGATGAACAACGAGATGATCGTCTACCGCAACAGCCAGGTGAACATTCGCTACCTGGTAGAATTCGAGGAGAAGTAAGATGAAGAAGCTCTTCCTCATGGCAGCTCTGACGGTCCCAAGTATCTCGCATGCAGGTGAGCTGTGGCTTACCTCAGGAGAAGTTTCTCGACACGTCAACGAGAGCAAACACAACTATCGCCAGAACAACAGCGGAGTAGGTCTCGAGTATGATGAAAACGAAAACTTGAGCTACGTGGCTGGTTGGTACAACAACAGCATTCACCGAGAGACGATCTACGTAGGTGGAACCTATGCTCCGATTCACCTAGGAGGCTTGAAGTTAGGAGCGATGGGAGCCATCGCTACTGGGTACACCCAGTCTCTTCCAGCAGTGCCGATCGCTTCACTCTACGGGAGCTATGAGTACGAGAGAGTCGGCGTAAACCTGTACTGGCTGCCGACCGTCGTCGTGGCTGCGCAACTGAAGATAAAGTTCTAACGAGTGTTTACATTCATGGATGATCCTGATACAATGACAACATCACCAAAGGAGAACAGCATGACGTTCAAGGGATTCTTGTCAGAAGATACAAATCCGTCGGTCATCAAGATGATCAACAAGGCGGTGAAGTGGCTGAAGCGTGAACATCCGCAAGCCTTCAAGGGTGACTACGTGGCAAGCACTTCCTTCATCTCGGCGACGAAGGCAGAGATCACCGTCAAGATCAATCACTTCCTGGCAGACTGTCCACAAGACAAGCAAGAGTATGACTTTCTTGCAAGAGACGTGACCGACGCCGGGATGAAGATCGCTGAAGCTCTCAAGGCTGAGGACAACGGAGTCTTCGCGGGTCCGATCGCTAACTCTCTCATCAAGCCTGGGGCAAAGATCGATGCTGATGTTTTGCTCTCCTACGTGTCGGTGACCTTCACCTTCCCGACTAACTTCAAGAGATGACCCATGTGTAAGAGCACTGATTGCGTTCGCAACATCATCCAGCTATCCTATGAGTCAGGACACTGCGTCTCCGAGGAAGCTGCTCTTGACTTGCTCAAGCAGATCAATGAGCACTTGGTGCAGATCGACCAGGATCTTTTGTTCGTCGCTGATGTACTTTCTGAGAAGACTGTGATATAATTCACCTATGAAAAAATGCTCATGCGGATTTATCATCTCGACCGTAAAGAACGGCAAGGTCAGTTGGCTCTTGTGTCACCCGACCAACGGTGGCAATCGTTGGGACATCCCTAAGGGAGTAGCTGAATCAGGTGAGGAACACCTCATCGCTGCTAGACGTGAGCTCTACGAAGAAACCGGTACATTTCTGATGTCACCGGTGATCATCGATCTTGGTCAACACTCGTACGACAACAAGAAGGATCTGCATCTCTATTACGTCAACATTCAAGATCTTGACACCAAGCACATGGAGTGCATCTCGATGGTAGAGAACAAGAAGGGTCCAAACTTTCCTGAGATGGACGCCTTCGCGATCTTTGAGATCGAGAAGGTTGCTTCAAAGGTCGGCAGAGGACTCAACGCTTGGATTCAAGCTCACGTTCCCTCTGAGTTTTTAGTAGGCTACACGATGGGAGCAACATGAAGATCGAATCAAACAGAATCGATGAAGTAGTAAAGAAGATCTTCTGCGAGTACTGCGGTAATGATACTCCGAGCTTCACCGAAGCCTTGATCTTTCAAGGTTGTGACTCGCTTGATACCATCGAGATCGCGATGGCCATCGAGGAAGACCTAGAGATCGAAGAGCTAGATGATGAGTTTGTCGAGAGAATGATCGAGATGTCGATCGAGCAGATCATCAAAGAACTTCAATTGAAATTTAACTGAGAGGAAACTAACATGAGCAAGAGAAAAGAACGTACCTTCGTGATCCGCGGCTTTGACAGCGCTGTTGAGTGCTTCACCGCACCTCTGGGAACTATCGACGGAATGACAACCTTCAAGGAAGTTGTCATTCCGGTCAAGGGACCACGCTATGCTGGAATCGAAGCAGTAACCACGATGTTGGTGGATGACGTGATCGGCACCATGTCGGTGAGGAAGGTGTTGTCTCGCTTGAATGCCAAGGGAGCTTCCATCGCCGATGCTCGTCTTCCTGAAAATGTCATCAACGTCGTTGACCTGACCGTAAACCTGAACACCACCGACAAGCTTGAAGTTCGTCAGACAAAGTCTGCACTCCGTGACATCTTCAAGCACTGGGCTGAGAAGTCTCGCGTTAAGAATCGTCGCGGCTTCCGCTCTTCGGCGATCCGCACTCCCGAGTTCGTCTACAACCCGTACAACACCGAGGTCAAGGTTCAGGTGATCTTGAGCAATGCTACGATCTACTCTGACAGCTCAGCTGACGTTACACCGCAAGATCAAGCTTCGGTCCTCGCTGACCTGGCTCTCTTGAAGAAGGAACTGTCCAAGCGCATCAGCCTGGTAGGTGACGTCGAGTACAACCACTCCTTGATCGGGAAAGGCATGCTGTGAGCAAGAAGGAAATTGCACTGGGTCTTGCAGTAAAGACCTTCGAACGAGTAGCCGATGACATTCACCGTGACCACGGTGACTGGGTGATCGAGCTAGCAAAGAAGTACGAAGCTTACCTGGGTGAAGACTCAGGTAAGCGCTTCAAGCTGGTGATGGATCCGCATCCTCAAGGGGATCACCGGCCTCAACTTCCTCGACTCCAAGTACTTCATCTCGAGTCTCCCTCAGATGATCAAGGGGAACTTGACCGAGGAAGAAGCCATCATGATCAAGAACCAGTTCAACACCACCGGCTGTCTGGTAACGATCGAGCCAGAAAAATGTTCAACTAAGTAAGCATGTGATATGATGACTCCATAATAACGGAGTCATCGCCATGAACAACGTCATCCTCAAGTCTCGCCGCTTCGGCAAGATTCGCTATACCTACACCCTCCTCGAAGATTCCTTCGACGCGATCCAAGCCATCTACGCGAAGATCGTTCCGCTTGAAGTCAAGTACGACTTCTCCTGTGATGCTTTCGAGGTAACTGCTCTCTCCCCACTGTTTGACCTCGTCGAGCAGGGACAGATCGCTCCAGAGTACAACGCTATCATCGAGTGTCTACCCGGCTACGGCGTCAACCACACCATCAACGTCTCCTTCAAGAAGAAACTACCAAGTCCTTAATCGGCCTTTGACAAACCCGTGAGGGATAGTATTACTTGGATAGAGATATAAATTTTTTTGTACCATTGTTATACCAATTTATGAGAGTGAGGATAATAAGTGAAAATAATTCAACCATCTTTTGAGATATTGGAATACACCCCAAATATGACAAAATTGATAGAACTGGCAATAAGATGTGCATACAAGTCAGAAGACCGCATCGAGGAAGGCTCAGATGCCAAGATCATCGGCCTCATCAAGTCATACAAGCATGAGTCGACGCTTGAACACGGGAGCATCACGGTCAAGTTCATCATTGACCGCGGCGTGTCACATGAACTCGTTCGTCACCGCATCGCTTCCTTTACCCAAGAGTCAACGAGGTACTGCAACTACGGGAAGGGTAAGTTCGGCAGTGAGATCACCGTGATCGAGCCGTTCTTCTTCGACAAGACCGAACATGAGAAGAAGGGTGGAATCCCATCACTATACACTAGGTGGATCGCGGCCTGTGAATCGGCTGAAGAACAATATCTTGGAATGCTCGCAGATGGAGCAAAGCCTCAAGAAGCTCGCTCGGTTCTTCCTAACTCTCTGAAGACCGAGATCGTGGTCACCGCGAACGTTCGTGAGTGGAGAAAGATCATGGAGCTGCGCACCTCGAAGGAAGCTCACCCTCAGATCCGTCAGGTAATGTGTCCTCTGCTTGCGGTTCTTCGTAAGAATTGGAGCATCCTCTTCGACGACGTCGGTAGTACAGAGCACACTCACCCTGCCACTGAGATAAATACCGATGACGAAACCGATGAAGATCACTGGACCTGTTAAGTTCAAGTTCAAGACCGGTGGGGTAGATCGAGAAGCTCTTGCCTTCTGGTGTGTCATGATGCCTAGAGCGATGTTTGATGAGCTCGGTCTTCTTGACGAGATCTTCAGCCCAGGGATGGGCGAGGACGGTGACTTCTGCATCAAGGCAGAGCTTGCAGGTTATGACCTCGTACAGGTTCCGATCAATCGAGTACATGACTTCGGTGATGACCCTCAAGAAAACATCGAGATCGCTCCCCTCCCGTGGCAGGTATTTCCCATCATGCACAAGGGAAGCGGTACCTTCGGTTGGCTTGATGCTGGCGGATTGATCGAGCGAAATAAGAAGATCCTTGACGAACGTTACGGACAAACTATAGAGAAAGATAACATGACACCAAAGTACAGCATCATCATCCCTACCTACAACCACTGTGATGACCTCCTCAAGCCTTGCCTCGAGAGCATCAAGCAGTACACCGACATGACCAACGTTGAGGTCATCGTCGTCGCCAACGGTTGCGTCGACAACACCAAAGAGTACGTAGAGAGCCTCGGTGAACCCTTCAAGCTGATCTGGATCCCAGAAGCTGCTGGTTATACTCGCTCTACCAACGAGGGAATCAAGGCTTCGGTCGGTGAGTACACCATCCTCCTGAACAATGATACCGTCTTGCTTGACCAACCCGTCAACAAGTGGATCGAGATCTTGGAGGCTCCCTTCGAAAAACAGTCAGTGGGGTTGACGGGACCCCTCCAGCTGTATGACAAGTATGCAGGCTATCCCGTCTTGATCTTCTTCTGCGTCATGATCAAGAGAGCTCTCTTCGATGAGATCGGTCTTCTCGACGAGATCTTCTCTCCGGGCGGAGGTGAAGACATTGACTTCACGGTCAGAGCAAACCAAGCCGGGTATGACTCGGTGGTCGTCAACGAGACGATCTTCAACGGAGTTACCAACGTCGGTACCTTCCCGATTTGGCACCGTGACAACAAGACCTTCGGAGAGATCCCAGAGTACACCAACTGGATCGTGAAGAGAAACGGTCTCATCAACGCCAAGCGCTACAACAGGAACCTCAAGTTGAACCTCGGAGCTGGCGGCATCGAGTACGAAGATTACCTCTCGGTTGACTTCTATGACAAGAGAGCTCACGTCTTGATGGACATCACCAAGCTTGACTTCGAGGACAACTCGATCGGTGAGATCCTGGCTTCCCACGTCTTTGAGCACCTCAACCCCTACCACGTAGAGAACACGCTAGCAAATTGGTTCCGCGTCTTGAAGCCTGGCAGCAAGCTGATCATGGAGATGCCGAACATTGAGGAACTGTGCCGTCGGTTCGTGACTGCTAACAAGGCAGAACGCTACGGAATCTTGAATGCGGTGTACGGTTGTGTGAACACCACTAACGTCGGGGGACCTGATGAGATCACTAGTCCTCACCTCTTCGGTTGGTGGCCTGAAGCTCTCTGGGAATTCCTTCACGGAGCTGGGTTTTTTGACGTGCAGTTCATGG